CGCCAACGCCGCCTACGCCGCCGCCAACGCCGCCGCCAACGCCGCCGCCAACGCCGCCGCCAACGCCGCCGCCAACGCCGCCGACTCCTACTACGTGAGGCGGAGGATGAAAGTAAAGATACTCATTTATGGTCTTAGACTTTTGACTGAAACGGAGGCATAAAATGGAGAGCCAAATTCGTCATGAACATCCGTTGGACTATGTGGAATGCCGCAATGGACTAACCGAATACATCTGCCGTCTTTGTGCCTTGTGCTTTTACCAAGCGAACGAATGCCCATAGGAAGTAGAGTGAACGCGTATTGTGCCCATCCCGATGTTGTACCCTATGGCCCCGGTGGCTATCTCGCTTGTGGCCTGTGTGGGCATGATTGGTACGCTCAAGACCCCGCTCCGCTTGTGGTGTTGGTTGTAACGAGTGCTGCAGAAGTGGACAGATACCCGTATTCAAAGATTGGTGACGAGTGGAAAAGATTGTGATTTGCCCCTTGACATTTAATCTGATCTCTGGTATACTAGAGCGTAGGAAAGGAGGACATATGATTAACCCCGGATTGAAGGCGCTCACCACTGACGATGAATTAAAAGAGATGACTGGGCCACTTGGGCGTGATATGTCCCCCATTCGTTTGCAGTACCTGACAGGATCTAAGAAAAAAGGATTGGCACTGTGGAATGTGCTTTCCCCGCAGTTGCCAAACTATCCACCGAATGGTGGTAGCAATGGGTTCCCCACATTCTCTGTGGACGGTCTTAGACAGAATGGGATTGTGAAATGAGTTATTGCTGCCCTCTTTGCTCCGGCATGGAAGCCGTATTTCTTACGCGCATTCCTCCTGACTACGACGAGGAGATGTTAAACTGTGAGGTGGAAGATAATGACGACGATTGAATTAGTCCTTATTGGCACCATGACCTTGACATCGTACCAAGCAATCCCCGCGCAGACAAAGCCGGAGTGCAGAGATAGGCACCACTGTGAGACATCAATAGGCGACGGTATAACAATGTACGGCTGCGCGGTATCTCAGGATCTCCTAAAGTCCGGGCGGGTACACTATGGGAACATTCTATTGATCCCTGGATTTGGTTATAGAGTTGTTAATGACACAATGAATGTCCGCCACAAGAATTCCGTCGACCTATTAGTTTTCACACGAGAAGAAGAGAAGCGGGTAGGTGTTCGCCATGTGAAAATATATCGCTTAGGAGATCCACAATGACAACTTATAAAGCATATGCTAAAGTGGCTGATACACCCAACCGCCGTTTACGTAAATCACAGCGGAATACAGTCTTTCAGTTCAATCGCCGGGCTCGAAAACTAGAGAAGCGGCCGCGTAGTGCGGCGAGATAGGGGAACAATCTGAAAAAGAAACGCGTACCAGTCGATGTGCAAGAGCTTAGTGAGATTAATGGCGGGTCTAGTTCATATGAGCAGTATGTGGGCGGTAGACGGGAAGACCGAATGGCTAATCCAGATGTGTTGCCTAAGCAGAAAAGTGGGCCTTCAACCCCCCAACTATTAATGGGTGAGGCTATTCAGCATTTGCAGGGTCGTCAAAAAGAAGTGTATATAGCGATTATGCGTGATGAGAAATCGACGGCGGATGTCGGCAAGATGCTCCAAATTAGTAAGAGCACTGTGCGAACATATCTAGATAGAGCCATAGATTTCATTAGTGCCTACTGCAAACAAGCCATTGATAAAGAGAGGGTTTAAATGGACAAACTCAAGAGCCTATTCGACACCTTAAAGCAAGTGTCTAGTATCGTCCAGGACGCGTTGACTGTTAGGGGGGACCTCTATGTCGATTGCTTCGCTATTGTTATGCTCTTGCGCTTGCTAGGCCCCTTTAAAGGCTTTCCTGCGATGACTCCAGCAGAAGCTGGCCTCTGGGCGGCTACTATCGCATCATTTGCTTATTCCAATGGGGGGCCTAAACAATCATGAGACTAAGATACAAAATCGGTTTAGTCCTTGTAGTCTTGGGTGCCACGTTTGGCTTAGGGAGATGCAAGCGAACTGCGGCGAACGGCCCTAAGTTGTCAGCACCCGCCGTTTTACCAGAAGAGGATCAGGAGCAATTACGTATCAATCCATCCCAACATACGCTTACTATAGTTAAACCAGAAGGTATTCAGGTACTGTTTTTACCCCACGGCCTCAGTATTGTCGATATACGCACAAATGGTACAATAAATGTAACCTTGGTGCAGTATGGATGGGAGCACATACCCTTCATTGGAGTGGGCTACTCAGACAAGCTAAGGTATGGCCTAGGTGTAGACGGAGCATATTGGAAGCGTCTAGACTTAGGCGTTGGTGCTCAAACGGATTCAGGATTCAAAGACACGCGTCTATTCATCGGTTTAAGCTACACCGTAAAGGACAACCTACGCTTGACTATAACGTTCGATCATAAACAAACGATAGGGGCTTTAATGTCCTGTCGTATCTAGGAGGCATGACATGGGAAAAATGATTGCAGATTCAAGTGGTGGTGGGAGCTTCGCACCTACCGCTCTAATGAAAGAAGAGGGTAAGATGCTGAAGGGGATCCTGACAAGCAAGCGGGAAGTAGAAACCATGTACGGAGCAAAACCAGTGTATTCGTTGAAGGTTGAGGACGCCTCGTGCGACTTTAGTTTGGGGAAGGGCCAGAATGTAACACCGGAAGCGGGGGCCACTGTTGATCTGTTCGCTCCCACTCGTCTCGAAAGACAACTCGTGCAAGTGCCACTAGGGAAATCTGTTACAATCATCCATACGGGAAAGAAAAAAGTTGGGAAAGGCCAACCAGCGCACACTTATTCCGTGGAGGTGCATTAATGCCACTGATTAAAGCTACGGGAGCACTCCTGCCGAGTCTTAATACTGCCAATAGCGAAGAAGTAAAGCCGGTCTATACAGGTCGCAAGGCCGCATCAGATACTATGTCTAAAGACGAGTGGGCTGCCAAGGACAGACGCATCAGTCGTGCCGGTGTATGGCAAGCAGCTATTCAAAGCGTGAACCTAGGGCAGTATCACACTGGCACGACAGCGGATAGCTATTTGGAACTTGTGGCCAAAGCTGCTGAGGCTGGACTGGCGTTTGTGAATAAGGCCTAATGCCACACCAAGACCTCTTCGTTGACGGTGTGCGATATCCAAGTGTGACGGAGATACTGGGGGACGCCCCAAAGCCATGGCTAGACAAGTGGCGGGCTAAATGGGGCGTCCTTGCGGATAGAAAGATGCGAGCGGCGGCCAACATAGGGACGGAATTTCACATGTATGCCGAGTTGGTTGCCACCCAAAGTCTGCCCATCTATGGTATCGTTGTGAGTCCGCGCATTTATATAATGGTCGGACGCTTTGTCGAGTGGATGGAAATGTCTGGATTTAAGGCCAAAGAGACAGAACTACATGTAGTAAGTAACGAATATAAATATCAAGGTACATTTGATGCCACTGGTTATCTTGCAGATAAACCTAAAGAGCTGTGCTTATTTGACTGGAAGACAAGTAGTGGCATATATCCTGAATATGCGGAGCAACTTGCTGCATATGCCCAAGCGTATTTTGAGCAGACGGGAATCAAGATTAAACGTGGCATCATTGTGCACATAAGTAAGGATAAGCCGTTCTCTAAAATAACGGTCAAAGAATATAGACTGAATGTGCCCCTTATGAATAAGTTCTTGAAACGGCTAAAAAACTATAATGAGGCAAGGGGGGTATAATGTATGGTCTGGACCTATTTAGCGGAATCGGCGGCATCACAAAGGCCTTGGACGGCTACGTGCAACCAGTTGCCTACTGTGAAAACGACCGATACGCTCAAGGTGTGCTTTTGTCACGGATGTTCTCAGGAGATATCCCTACCGCGCCACTATGGGATGACGTGCGAACATTGCGGCCTCTCGATCTTCAGTATCAGCCCAATATCATCTACGGGGGATTCCCCTGCCAGGACATCAGTGTTGCAGGTCATGGAAAAGGCTTGGGTGGCGAGCGAAGCGGCCTATTTTTCGAGATCATTAGACTTGTTGGCGATATTCGACCAACCTTCATCTTCTTGGAAAATGTACCGGCGATCCGAACTAGAGGTGCAGATATTGTCTGTGGCCGATTGGCCAGCCTCGGGTATGATAGTCGATGGTTATGTCTTTCCGCTGCGGAAGTCGGTGCCCCTCACCTTAGAAAACGGTGGTTCCTTCTTGCCCACGCCAACCGCGCAAGCGGGTGGGTACAACCAGTCGCTTGGCGCAAATTCCAGGCAGAGGCCTTCCTTAGAGACAATGGCGCGAAAGAACCTATGGCCGACGCCGCTATCCAGGGCCAATTCAGACTGTCCAGGAGCGAGAAAGCGAAATACGCTTGCTTTGGAACCACTGGTGAATCAATTGGCAGGAATATCTGGTGGGAGATTGAATCCAACGTGGGTCGAGTGGCTAATGGGATACCCAAGCGGGTGGACCGTCTGCGAACCTTGGGCAATGCCGTTGTCCCGGCGCAAGCACGAGAGGCTTTTGAAAGACTGATGGGGCTTAAATAGTGATGATTCACGCACTCCGCTATGCCGCTGATGGGTTCGCTATATTTCCGGTGTATGAACCTACGGCTCCCGGTATCTGCTCGTGCGGGAAAGACGGATGTCGTGGAAAGCACCCTAGAACAATAAGGGGCGTACTTGACGCCAGTGTCAACTACGAACAAATTAAGGGATGGTGGATAAAATGGCCAAGCGCAAGCATAGGACTAGCAACAGGGAAGATCAGCGGAGTGTCAGTGGTGGACCTCGATGGACCACGTGGGATAAGTTCCGGGCGGACGTTGAAACTCTCCTCAAATGTTACTGCCCTGACAGGAGATGGAAAACAGCTATTCTACGCCGATACAGAAGGGAGACTATCAAACTCGGTAAAGAAGCTGGCCGACGGTGTAGATACACGCGGGAATGGCGGATACGTCATTGTTGCCCCGTCGCTTCATCCGAATGGAAAGCGGTACGGGTGGGAGGGGCGCCCGCTAAGTCGAAAAGCTCTCTCCGCGCTCCCGCCGCTTACGATCCAGACCGATGCGGCTACTAGTACAGTACGCAAGTCCGAGGGATGGATAGCCGAGGCCCTGATGGGGATGAAAAACGGGAACATTGACAACACTCTGTTTACTATCTGCTGTCGTCTACGTAACGACGGGTATACAAAAGAAGACGCCCTGCTTCTGTTGCAACCGCATGCCGAGAAGGCGGGGGCCGCGCCGGGGCACTTGGACGATAAGGTCCAAAACGTTTGGAGACGATATGCTGGGGGCACGGCGTCGCAGGTTACGCAGGCAACTAAGTCAGAGTCTATCGACGCGTTCCTAGAGGACAAACAGGAGGTTAATTGGCTATGCAAACCGATTATAGCAGAAAAGTCAATAGGCTTCATCGCTGGGTTACCAGAAACATGCAAGACGTGGCTTGCGATGGACCTAGCTGTAGAGAGTGCGCGGAATGGCGGGAGTTGGCTCGGCTTATTTCCATGCGCTACGCGGCGAGTCTTATTTATAGATCAAGAGCGGTTCAAAGGAGAAACACAACGACGATTCGATGCTCTTATTGTGGGCAAAGGGTTATCGCGAGGGGAATTAAAACAGAACTTGTTTATCAGATGTGGAACAACTACCAAGCTCGATGTAGAGAATTCGTTCCAGGCTTTCCGCATGGACCTATTGGAGTTGAAGCCGGATATCGTACTTATAGACTCCTTTGCGACGTTTCACAACTCGCCGGAGAATGATCGGATGGCCATTCAGAACGTGCTTAATAGAATCAAGGCTCTGCGCGACGAGGTGGGGTGTAGTTTTATATTTATTAACCATGAGTCTAAGATGGTGTTTCAGCATGTCGAGGACAGCAAAGCCCCTACGGCATTTGACATGCTAGGCAGCGTTGGTATTGTGGCGGCGGCAGAGTTTTGTTTGACAGTGCGGAAGATTGAGCCAGGAGTATCCATGGTTCACCACACGAAGAGCACCCTAGCGAGTGCAAGTAAATCTTTTACTGTGGCCTTGACAGATACAGATAAAGGTGTTATACTTCGAGGGACGATATGATAAGATTATGCCAATGGTGTGGCCGTCGAGAAAGCCTGTGGATGCATGATATATGCTGGCTTGAGTTGAAAAAATGGATGATGCAATGAGCTTCACCGATGACAACCTGGCGTCTTGGAAAGAAGTAGTTAGACGCGGTTCTCCATGGGAGCCTTTGCCGCTAGATCAGATTGACGCTTTCCTCACCCGGCTAGAAGCGGCGGAGGTATGTGCCGAAATTTATGCGCAAGACTGGCCGAATGGAAAAGCGGCTACAACCTGGCGAAAAGCGTGTGAGAAATGAGTGCCACGCGTTGCACAGTATGTGCACGATTATTGCATGATGACGACGAAGTGGTGTTCACAGGTGAAGCCATCTATCACCTCCTTCCCAGCGCGGTGAATTTTGCCATTAGTGACATCAGCGCATGTTACGACTTAGCGCATAAGTATTGTGAGCCCAAGGGGGCAACGGAATGATAAAGGTCTATATGGCGGGGAAAATGGGCGGTCGTATGGGGTGGGAAGTCCTGAAAGAACGGGAGGATGCCCGGGATATCTTGGAGGCGTGGGAAATTGAGGTGTATGATCCCGCCGGGAACGAAGACATCGATCCTGCTAGTCCCGTGGATCTCAGCATGGATCTGGAAACGATGAAGCGCTATGTATCAAAGGATGAATACGCAATTAAGCATTGCGATGTTCTATTGGTGCTAACCGGAGACACTCCTAGCGAGGGAACTAGTATAGAAATTGGTCTGGCACTATCTTTGGGCATACCAATCATTTTAGTGGCTCCAAAGCGTGTTTCAGGGGCTTTGATGGGCTTCTGGAGCGTGAAAGCTGATGCCTTATGTAGCACAGTGGAAGAGGCCGCACAACTTATCTCAGAGAACTACGGAGGATAAATGATAATCTACACGGTGGTTGATAACAGTAAAGATGTATTAGTTACAACGGACCGTTTGAAGATGCTTGAAAAACTATTCGATATGGTTAGGAAATATGAGGATAAGCAAACATGGTTTTGGATTAATGAAGCGGAGATACGGTAATGCCTTACCTTGCGAAGGGAGTACGCGAGAGCCTCGCAGAAGGACGCGTACCGACAAAGGGCGGCGAATTGAACTACCTCCTAACGAAGTTAGTTGACTCGTTTCTTATGGGCAAAGGGCTAAACTACGCGAGCATAAACGAGGCCATAGGGGCACTTGAGTGCGCGAAGCTAGAACTCTATCGCTGTATCGCGGCCCCCTATGAGGACGGCAAGGCACGGGAAAACGGCGAAGTTTATGTTTGCAAAAATCATGCCTAGGCGGAGGGGTCTAATGGACTATCAAACGAAAGATAGCGGTAAACGGGAAGAATTTGTAACTGGCATGGTGCGTGACACTCAGGATGATAAGCCGCGCTATGATCTGCTTGATAGACCGTTCTTAAAGCGTTGGGCGGAATTGATGGCGAGAGGGGCTAAAAAGTATGGAGAAAACAATTGGAAAAAAGCTGCGACAGAAGCGGAACTTACGCGATTTTGTTCCTCTGCTACGCGTCATCTTTTTCAGTGGCTCGAAGGGGATACCTCAGAGGATCATGCCGCTGCGGTTGCGTTCAATATCGCGGGTGCTGAGATGGTCAAAGCAAAGTTGAAGGAACCCCAAGTAAAACCCTGTTGCGGGGATTGTGATCCGACGGATGGGTGCATATGTGAAAGTGGTTCGGAGGGGTGTATATAGTGGATTTCGTCGGAAAACATATACTATTCGTTGACTTTGAGAGTTTTTATGACACGAAGGCTGGCTATGGCCTTAAAGAGATGAGCGTCACAGAGTATGTGCGCGATAGCCGCTTTAAAGCTCACGGCTTTGCGTGGTCATGGCTTGGGGGCAATGCATCGGTATGGGATAGCGACGTAGCTGATGCCCTAAAGGGTGTGGAGTGGAATAACACAGTCGTAGTGGCCCACAATATCAAATTCGACGGGGCCATCCTTTCTTGGCGTTACGGGATTAAGCCTTATGCGTGGTTTGACACTGTAGCACTTGCCAAGGCTGTTTTAGGCGAGAATGTATCCGGCTATAGTCTCAAGTCACTAGCGGAGTATTTGGGCCTACAATCGAAGGGTGAGCTGAAATGGGACGGTGTATGTGACCTTACACTACAACAAGAGGAAGAGATGGCTTTGTACTGTAAGAACGACACGGATATCTGCAGAGGGATCTATGAAAAGCTCATGCCGCAATTCCCGGCGTCGCAGTTGTGGTCTGTCGATTGGACAATCCGGGCTTTCGTCGAGCCCAAACTCTGCCTATCGGAAAGTGTGCTTACTAAAGGGGTACAAGATGAAAAGAAAAGGCGCGAAGAGGTCATCAAAGCCGGTGGGGTTGAAAAATCGGCCCTCGCCAGCAATAAACAGTTTGCGGAACTGCTCGCATCACGAGGGTACGATGTGCCCACAAAAAAATCCCTGCGAACTGGCAAATCAATCCCCGCTTTCGCCCGCACCGATGACGGTCTTGCACAGTTGGCCCTATCCGCGCCACAGCTCTACGCCGCCAGAATCGCTAGTAAGGCTAATCTCCTCGAAACCAGGGGCGAGTCTCTTCTTGCGGTGGCTAAAACTGGGCCCTTCCCTTTTGATGTGGGCTTTTCAGGAGCAGTGCAAACACATCGTTACTCAGGTGGCTCCGGAGCTGGTGGAAATCCACAGAACTTTACGCGTAAAAGCTTTTTACGAGACGCAGTGTGCGCTCCTAGTGGACACTCTTTGGTTGTGGGCGACTTTGCCGCGATTGAATTACGCATCCTCGCCTGGCTTGCCAAAGAACCCCGACTCATCAGCAAAATCATAAATGATGAAGACGTCTACGCTGACTTTGCTAAACTCCTCGGAGCGGAAAGGGCGTTTGGAAAGGAGGCCATTCTCGGTTTAGGCTATAATATGGGAGCTAAGAAGTTTAGGGCCCGTGTAAAAACTGTACTGAAACAGGAGATATCTGACGATGATGCCTGGAAAACGGTCAAACTTTATCGCGCGACATATTTTAACGTGCCTAAATTGTGGGAAGCGTGTAGCAACCTCATCCCGCTCATTGCCAGTGGCTCTATTGGATGCCTGTATTTCGCGCCATTCATTAAGGTGCGAAAAAACGAGATTATCCTTCCCTCGGGCCTTGTAATCCGATATCCCAACCTTCGACGAGTAGATGATGAGTGGGTGTATGATAAATTCAAAAAGAAGTATGAGGCTGAGGCGGTGAAGCTCTACGGAGGAAAAATTGTCGAAAATATCTGTCAAGGACTCGCTGGAGAACTTTGTAAGCTTGCCATTGAGGGGGCGGAACGTGCAGGGCTCACAGTTGTTGGTCAGGTCCACGATGAAATTATCTGCATTTCAACGTCTGATAAAGCGGGTGAATCTGCAGGTATGCTTCAAACCGAAATGCAGAAGTCGCCAGGCTGGTGGCCACAAATCAAACTAAAAAGCGAGGTAGGCTATGGAAATACCTGGAACGAAGCTAAACACTAAACAGAAGCACGAGCTCGAAGAGATTATTGTGGAAGTGGGGGATGCCCTCCGTAAGGCTTACTTTCCATATGTAGCCGATAGTGGTCGGATTACTCCAAAAACGGAATGGGCTCTTCAACGATACAAATGGTTTACGCAGAAGGTGTGCAATGTGAGGAGCGTTAAATGAAGAAGCCTAGATGGAGTAAGATTGGACCGTTTAGTTACTACTGGGGGCCTGGACATAGTTTTATCTCCGCATGGCTTACGCGTTTCCCTAACAGTCAGTTTGGGTGGGAGTGGGGATCTGACGGGCTGGGTGATGATCACCCGTATATCGTTCTACGGATAGGCGGACTAAAAGTGCTTGGGCTGGAGTGGGACAAGAGCGGCTTTGAAATTTGGTTCTTAGGCTTCTGGTGGATGACATGGTAAAGGGACGCGCGTCATATAGACGCGGCATAATGTACTTCGATGCGGTAGGGTGGGCCATGGTTAAGGCTGCGTCGGCTCGAGCACATAGGACGCCTACCCAAATAGTTACTGCGGCAATAAAACGGAGGGCCAAACTTGAAAAAAGCCAAAAGTCTTGAGACTAAGCTTCGTAGCGCGATAAGACTTATTTGGAGCCGAAGTAGCGAGAGAAATGCTATAAAAAAGGCTGCAGTTTATAAATTGCACATTGACTCCTCACATGTGGACCAGAAAATGTTCGATTGCCCACTCTGCCATAGGGTGCTCCCCGACTGGGCGGGTGAGGTGGATCATGTAGTCGCTGTTGGCCCACTAGATAACTGGCGCGATGTGGTAGGGTTTATAGACCGCATGTTCTATAGTGCGCAGCGTTATATCTGTAAAGATTGCCACCGGAACAAGACCAAGGCGGACCGCAAAGCAATGCGGAAAGGGGTCAAATAATGTACGTTAATCAAATGCTCATTAAAGCTGCGAAAGGGTCCAATACAAGGTTTAATCTCATGCCATTCGGAGACTTACAGGCCGGGTCTGCTGTTTTTATGAAGGATAAGTGGGATGAATACGTCGCCGATGTTAAACAAACCCACAACGTGATAACAATAGGAATGGGTGACTACACGGATAATTTCCGACCAACCATCCAAGGAAGGCTTTATGCAGCTCTGGGTAGGGATGACTCCTCTAAAACGATTGACCAAATGCACCAAAAGCAAATTAAGGAGGACGTGTATCCCCTGCTTAAACCAGTTGTTGCGAACAGTGCGTGCCTCGGGCTTCTTGGGGGACACCATGATCTTACCTACTCAGACGGGACTAATTCAACCCAATACCTGTGTCGGTTACTCGGTGTTCCTTACCTAGGCGACGGGGAAGCCATGATTCGTGTGAGTCTTAAGATAGGTACTGTAGTCTTGGCATTTGACCTTTATGCAACCCACGGGCAAGGAAACGGCGGTTCTGTCGGCTCACCCATTGCTAAACTCCAGCGTATGCTGGCTCACATGGACGTGGATGTTGTTCTTCGGGGGCATTCTTGCGATAAGTTTATATTCCAAGAGCCACAATACTACATGAGCCATACGACTCCTCCCCGTTTGCGCTGTCGTAACCGTATTATTGCAAATTGCGGCAGCTTTAGTGACGGGCGATCAGAGGGCGAGACCACCTATGTTGAAAAAGCCAATCTTAATCCGAAGGCTGTCGGCTATATAAAGCTTCACATTAATGTAAAACGCGACGGGAGTCATGGAAATACTCAGTACTTGAGCATGGGGGACTAGGATGAGCGAGGGCTTTATTGTTGACGTGTCCACGATGGGATTATTCTTCCGCTTATGCTCCCGCTATAAGATACAGGGACGGGAGGAACGCGTAGCGCTTCTTAGGGAACTGACGAAACGCAAGAAGGCCAAGTATTTGCGTGATGTGGAAGGATTTTGTGAGGGGAAGAATGTGCTTAAAATTACACGTAGGGGGATAAAAAATGAACACAAAAACTAGACTATTGGTTAGAGTTTTACTCGCCGTCATTGCTGTATCGAGTTTTTTGGTCATACAGCAAGTTTGTTATGGGGCTGAGAGTATACCGCCCGTAGTAGCGCAGACGGAACCTAAAGTAGTTAAGCTGGGGATCATTACTGACCACAGGGGCGGAGTATGCTCTGGTGCACTAATCTCACCCGATGGTGACATTCTCACTTGCGCACACTGTTTTGCACACGGTGAAGTGAAGAAACTCTTCGTAAAGACACAGAGCGGTGAAGTCTATATGGGGCAGCTTATAGTGAAGGATATAGACGCAGATCTTGCTCTGGTGAGAATCGAGGGAAAGCATTTCCCGTACTTTATGCTGGGGAAGGAGACGGTGAAAGGACAGACTGTGCTCGCATTTGGGTCACCGCTCAATATTCAGCGTACAGTCAGTGTTGGGTGGGTGGAGAATCTCCTCGATAAGGGATATCTTTTCATTCTGCACAGTGCTGCCATTAATCCCGGCAATTCTGGGGGACCACTAGTAAATCTACGCGGGGAATTGGTGGGGATTAATCAGGCGATGATTATGGCAAATATGTTTGTTCCAGCTAATGGGCTTTATGTTGCTATTAGTGTGGATACTATTAAGCGATTCCTGAGGTGGGCAAAATGAGTGAGGGCTCTAAGATGGGACTGGTTATCGCGTTTGTCCTCTTTTCGGTGGGTATTGGCATGTGGCTAGGGGCGTGTGCGCTATTCGTATTGACTGGAAATTAGGACAATGAATGACTGAGGTAGGAGATCCAGAAGCATTTCGAGTGCCTTTACGCTGCTGTCCATTGCATCGCCATCTACAGATAAACCAACGGCAATACAGCCCTGTGATTGTGATGGAAAATTCGCGTTGTGTATCTCGATATCTGTACGGGACGGAACGTCAATGCCTATTACAGTCCTGGACAGATGCGGTGAATGGCGCTTGGAGGCTGAGTAGGTTCCTTCAGGTATGCGCACCGCCGTCCGTTCCATAGTGTAGCAGATGAATTCAGTCCCAATGGTCGCCCTTCCAAAAAGAGCGTCTGCCGTCTGACTTGTCCTTGTCACTACCAGGCTTATCATAGGGGGCAAGGTCGAGGTTGTAGCCGCAGCGTTCGCGGGGGCAACGGGTGATGAGCCACCATTTTTCTGTTGCAGGAGACTTCTCAAAAAGCTTAAGAGGGTCAACATTTTGCTGACATCCCGGACAGGTTATACGTTCCATATACGTTATCTCCCATCTATTTCACCCAGGCTTTAACTGCAAGAAGCAGAATAGCCGCTAATAGGCCCATCTGCCATTTTTGATAGGTCATTAATCCTTCTACTTTGGCCTCTAAAGTGGCAATGCGCTCAAAAAACTCCTGCACGTCTTTCAGTCTTGTTGGCATATTTTACCCCTTGACATTTGACTGTACTCGCGCCATACTAGTGGCAGGAGGAACTAATAACATGGTTGAATTCGTGGCTTGGTGCATATTCTTAACCGTCATACTTCCCGCATTACTTGGTATTGTATCAGCTCTTCTAGTGATTGGTGCCTCTAGTGCTATCTGCTTTATTATGTGGCTATACCAATGGGCTAAGAAACTATTGACCCTGTTCCTGGGTCATTTGATTATAAGCCGGATCGGTGGTTGACAGAACGTAGTGCATTGCAGCTGCCCCTTGATTTCCGCCGTCTTTATAGGCTTGAGATAGCGGAATAGCGTATTTCCCTAGGGACTGGGGACTATTCTTTATGGTGTCTACAAGTCCTTTACCTGGGGATATCATAGTCTTGAGAGTATTCGCTCCCTCGCTTATATCGTTAGCTGCGCCACTAACCGCGTTAAGGCCCTTCTCAGCCCCAAAACCTGCGACAGCAGAGGCTCTATTGCCGAAGGAGTCCATCGTCTTATCGTATAGCGTTTTTCCTATGCTTGCCCCGCCTCTCCCCCCCATTTCCCGCTTCTCACCCGCCTGCATAAACTTTTGAACTGGCTTAAATAAGCTATAGTCATCCAAACTTTTTTGATACGCGGCGTTCTCCTCAGGATTCATGGTGCTCGCCATCCCCTCGTTGTTAGCCTTACTCACCATATTAGCGATATCGCTGTAGGGGGAGTTCTCTGCTTGGCTAAGGGCCTTATCTGGTGTTCCCGCGACGTTTAGTTCTGTTGCCTTAGCCGCATTGCCGGAAAAGGTGCCAACAGTTGGGCCATTCATCTCCCCAGTATCTTGAATAACAGGATTGGCTAATGATTCTAGGGCTTTGTTAAACGTTCCCGCCCGCCCGCTTAAATGACCTGATTCGTAGGCGGGTCCCAGCTTTTGTTTTGCTGCGTTGGTTAAATCCTCGATACTGGGCGCATTTGTTCCCGCCGCTTCTGCTCTAGCATCCGCCATATTCCTGGCATTGCCAATGTCCTCTCCTGCCTGGTTACTTAGCCCTTTAACGGTAGCCTCCAAACCAATAGGACCTCGTAGGGGCTTGATAATACCGCGTTCCACCATAGCACGTCCGGTAGCTCGTGATTCAGGAATACCAAGGTCACCGATTTGCCCCATTCGGGCCCCTAAAGATTTAATGGCCTGATTCTCTCCAAATCGTCCAGCGTATTGGGCGGCGGTGTCAGCGGCGTCTCCAACTGCACCAGCTGCACTGCCCACTACCCCAGCGGCCGCACCAAGACCCGCTCGCGCTATGCCAGTGGCTCCTTGAAGGGCTAGGGCATCATTAATCGTCGGATCGGTCATGGCCGCTGTGGGGTAGTGAGGTCCTTTCTCAAAAGCGAGATTGTCGGCAGGAGTGATTTCCTCAGGCTTGTCAAGTTTATATCCCTCGGGCACGGCTATATGCGGTGTATCAGCCGAAGCATCTAATGTATAACCAGGGGGAAGATTTATTGCCATGTTTGTCCACCGTCTTTAGATGTGATTTTATGCCCCATTGAATTAGTGGCAGTCATGGGGGGAACGCCGCCAGGCATAGGTGCGGCTTCCGGTTGTTTAAGCTCAGACCGCATCTCGTTAGTCGCATCGCTATTCATAAACTTCGGTGTAACGGCCTCAAAGCCCTTTTGGTACCAGGGGCGTTCTTGTAGACCCTTCGCGGCGGTTTCTTTACGTGCCGTCTGGGCGTTGACGATATCTGCCTGCTGCTTGGCACCAGTATTGGCAATGCCTGTAGCCATATTGGCTTCCTCAACTTTATTGTGTCTAGCCGCTTCATTGGCTTGCCCTTGTTGGATAGTTTGCGTCGCCTGTTTCATTGCCAACTCACCTAGAGGCCCGGCTACTTTGAGCATCACACCAGCGGGCATTCCACTAGGAACGTTTAAACCGGCACTCCGTAGTGTTTGCTGCATGGCCTTAGCTATTGGATGATTTGGGTCATTCATCATCTGGTCTTGGCTTGCTTGCATTCCCTGTAATTTCTGTTCCCGTTGGGTGTCGAATGCTCCAAGTTCTGCGTTTTGCCGTTGATTCTGGTTGGCTATGACATCATCCTGGGCATGGGCGTGTTGATTTCCGAAGGAATTGGCGATAGCGTCACCTAAACCACCTAGTCCCGATGCGATAAGAGACGGTGCGCTTTTCTTCTGGTCTTGGAGCTGGCGGAAAAGGGCTTGCCGTTGATCTGGGCCTAGTTGGCCATAAAAGTCATAGTTTGTATCGGGGGTGCTATTAAGAGCCGCCGTGGTGTCACTTAATGAGGGTATTTGGCCACCATCTGCGTAGCCCTTAGCTGTGTCAGACGAAGTGGAAACCACTGGATCTATATCATCCGCCTTTGAAGTATCTGCCCTATGATTTACGAGCGCGTGGATTGCTTTCATAAATGGAGACTCCTGTACTTCTCCGCCATCTGAGAAGTTTTGTATAGTTTGTCCGTTGGGTGGGGGCGGTATTTGTCCTGGGCGTGGAGGAACACCCGGCAACATAGGTACGCCGGGTAGGCCCTGTGCATCGGGGGCTCGTCCCATACGCCGATTGGCTAGTCCCTGTAGGCCAGTTGTAGCTGTGCCTAGATTTCCCATATCAGAGTTACGAATAGCTTCTACCAGTTTCTGTAGTATGTTGGCGTGTACTTCTCCGCCATCAGCAAATCCGGCTGTGGGATTGTTTTCCATTCCCGCTAGGGTTTCATGCTTAGGATTTGTTTCGCCGCCATAGGCCATCTTTTGAACATGCTCCGGTAACTTTGCGTTGGTTGGTGTGGCTTCCTCAAACTCTTTGGCTAACTTAGGGTGCTCGGAATACATGAAGCCGCGCTGAGCTTTTGATTTGAATGGCATATTAATGTCCTCTCGGGTGCAGGCGTAGTTCCAGTCCATTTTCTTCTAGTTTGGCTAGAGCCTCGGCGAAGCTATTGACAGAAGGAGGTGGCATTCCACCACCCTTCGTTTGGTTTACAAATTGCTGGGCTTTTTGTGGAGCGTTGGGAGCTTGGGCTACAGAACGTGGAAGGACGATCTCCCCAGGGGATAGTTTGGCATCAACCGTGTCATTTTGGGGGCTATCACCCATTTTTTGAGCGTGTCCGGGTACGCCGCCGCCCGCTTTCATACATAGCTGATGGTCATGTACTTCCCCGCCTTGCGCGTAGCACTGCACCTCTCCGCCGTGAGCATAGTTATTAATCCCGTAGTTATTTGGATCAGCATTTTGGCCGGTGGGTGTAGAGCCATATCCACTATTGACTGCATTTGTGCCTGTGAGACTATCAGCTGCTGCTCCGGCCACCGCACCGCCCACAGGACCCCCATACGCGGTTCCTACCAATTTTGCACCTGTGCCAATCAAGTTTCCGGTAAAAGCATTCTGCTGACTCTGCTGCTGTTGAGCCAATTGAGCGGCCTTGTCATACACGCCCGCAGTTCCCAGCGCATTATTGAACATAGTTTCGGGAATTTGAGCATTCTGCTCTGTTCGCTGATTGACTAGGCCAGTGTTCTGATTACTGACGTTTTGTTCGTTGGCTAGGTTCATCTGCTGAGCTTCATTGGCGTTCTGAGTGTTATATTGGTTCGCCTGGCTTTGCAATTGACTGTTGTACTGGGCAATCTGCGCTGCTGCTTGTGCCTGAGCCTGTGTCATTTGGTTCGCCTGTCCTTGTAGCTGGCCACCCAGTTGACCCTGCTGGGCAATCGCATTCAACGCAAGTTGTGCGTTGTTTGCGCCCGCATTCACCGCACCCGTATTCGCATTCTGAGCGTTATTCTGCTCGTTCATCAATTTATCTATGAATTCCAGCCCGCCACCAGCCACGCCGCGTTCTTGTGCCTGTTGTTCAATTCCGCCTCGTGCGGCTTGCATGGCCTGGTTCGTTGTGTTGACATTGTTTAATAGGTTAGCTTGGTTGATGGGAGTAGAGCCGCCATTCTGCGAGATCTGGCTAAGCTGTTGCAGGGCAGCCTTCTGTGCGGTAGAACCAGAGTTGTCTTGGGTGGCCGCTACTGAGTCAGAATAGGCGCTAGGAT